TCGTCAAGTGAGTCTACAGGTGCTAAAGAATGGGCTGTAGGTACTCGCTACCATCCCGGAGATTTGTATAAAGACATGATGGAGATGACTGAAACATACATGTCAGATGACGATGAAGAAGAAATTGAGAATGAAGTATATGAAGTATTTGAACGTGTTGTAGAATCTAATGGTGAATTCCTTTGGCCTAAACAACGTAGAACAGATGGTAAAACATTTGGTTTTGATGCTAGAGAACTTGCACGTAAGAAAGCTAAGTATCTAGATATTACTCAGTTCTATGCTCAATACTACAACAACCCTAATGCTGTAGAAACACAACTTATTGATCGTAGTAGATTTACCTACTATGAACGAGATAAGATTGAAAACTTTAGTGGAGCGTGGTACTTTGGAGACAAACTTTTACATATCTATGCTGCTATGGATTTTGCTTATTCTATTGGCGCAAATTCTGACTACACTGTTATCATGGTTGTTGGAGTAGATGAAGACAATAACTTTTATATATTAGATATTGATAGATTTAAAACAAATAAAATATCTGTAATGTATGAAAAGGCTGAAGCAGTATATCGTAAGTGGAAATTTAAAAAGATGCGTTGTGAAGTAGTTGCTGCACAGCGTCTTATTGTAGGACAATTTAAAGATTATATGCGTAGTCAAAATATTGTATTTACAATTGATGAATATAATCCACCTAAGAATATGCGTAAAGCTGAACGTATTGCTGCTATATTAGAACCTAGATATAGTAATAATCAAATATGGCATTATAAAGGTGGTAATTGTCAAACACTAGAAGAAGAATTAATGATGAATAATCCTGAACATGATGATATTAAGGATGCATTAGCTTCTTGTATTGAAATTTGTAAAGCTCCCATATCTAATCGGACATGGGGTAAACGCACAAATGTGGTTGCTTTTAATTCAAAATATGGTGGCGTAGCCTACTAAAAGGAAATAAGAAATGAATGAAAATGTACAAGTAAGTTATAATGATGACAGCTTAGCTAATAAGATTGCTGACATGTGGGTACGTTGGGATAATGCCCGTAACGTATGGAAATCAGATCAACAAGAGCTACGTAATTATATCTTTGCCACTGATACACGTAAAACTGCTAATAGTAAGTTGCCTTGGAAAAACTCCACTGTTACACCTAAACTTACACAGATTCGAGATAATCTCCATGCCAATTACATGGCTGCTTTGTTTCCATCTGAGAACTGGTTTTTCTTTGAAGCTACTAATAAAGATAAAGACCTTGCTGCTAAAAGACAAGCAATTGTTAATTATCTAAAACAAAAACTTAAGGCAGGTAATTTTCAATTATTGGTGTCCCAATTAGTATATGATTATATTGATTTTGGTAATGTAATTGTTACTTATGATTATGTACGTGATGTTATTAGTGATGATACTGGTAATGTAGTTAATAGATATATTGGCCCTAAAGCCTATCGTATTAATCCTAATGATATTGTATTTAATCCATTAGCTGAAGATTTTAGTAAGACTCCGGTAGTAAGGAGAATGCTTAAATCAATTGGCGATTTAATGACAGACCTTGAAACAAAACCCAATCTTAATTATAATAAGGCTGTGGTAGATAAAGCTATTTCTTTCCGTCAAAACTATAGGGATGACCCTGAGTTTAAGAAAGAAGTTAATATGGCTATTGATGGTTTTGGTAGCGCAGATGAATATTTAGAAAGTGACATGGTTGAGTTGTTGGAATTCTGGGGAGATATTTATGACCCTGATACTAAAACACTGTTGCGTAATCAACTCATTACCATTATTGATCGTAAGTGGGTGTTGCGTAAACAACCCAATCCGTTGTGGACAGGCAACAAACCTATGCACCATTGTGGTTGGAGGTTGCGTACAGACAACTTGTGGGCACAAGGCCCGTTAGACCAATTGGTTGGTATGCAATATCGTATTGACCATTTGGAAAACTTGAAGGCTGATGTGTTTGACTTGATTGCTTACCCTGTTATGGTGATCTATGGCAACACTGTAGAGGAGTTTGAATATGAACCCGGAGCTACTGTGTTTGTGGGAGATGAGGGTAAAGTAGACTTCCTCCGTCCTGACGCTACAGCATTGCAAGCAGACATGCAAATTGCTGAGTTGATGGGTCGTATGGAAGAATTGGCTGGTGCTCCTAAACAGGCTATGGGTATCCGTACCCCCGGTGAAAAGACCAAGTATGAAGTACAAACCCTTGAGAATGCTGCTGGACGTATCTTCCAAAGTAAGGTAAGCTGGTTTGAGCGTAACATCCTTGAACCCCTGTTGAATGGTATGTTGGCTGAAGCTATCCGTAACTTTGAGGGCGTAGAGCGTATTCGTGCTATTGATGAGCAGTATAACACAGAAAGCTTTGTGGAAATTACCAAGCAAGACTTGATGGCTGAAGGTAAGATTTATCCTGTTGGTGCTAGACACTTTGCTGACCAAGCTAGGTTTGTACAAGAGTTGACACAGACAATTGCTGCTGTACAGAGCATTCCCGGTGTGGCTGCACACATGTCTGGTAAGGCTATTGCCAAGGCTCTTGAGGAGAATTTGGGATGGCAGAATTACAAGATTGTACAGGATAATGCAGCAGTGTTTGAATCAGCAGAAACACAACGTTTGGTTAACCAAGCATCTGAAGATGTACAGACAGAAGCTGCTGTAGACCCGATGGGTGCACCTATGGATATGGGACAACAATGAACAAACTATTACTTAACAATAAACCTATAGATAGTACTAATGAAGAATTTATTAAAGCTTGGAATAATAGTAGTTATGTATTTGAAGCTTTATATAAAACATTAAATAGTATGAGTGAAGACATTAACAATGTCAAGAAAGATGATTTTGATTGTCCTAACCATTATGCTAAGCTTAGCTATCAGATGGGACAGACAAAAATGATAGACTTTATCATTTCTTTGTTACCTGATTCTGCCAAAGGGTAACGTTTTTAAAGAACCTGACACTAAGGCAGTCAACTTTTTAGGAGAGATTCCGCATGACCAATGCATCAATTTTCGGTGGCTCTGAAGACAACCAGAACACCAATACACCCGCAGCGACAACTGAGGGACAGCTTTTTACCGCACTTGTTGGTGAAACGCAAAAATACAAAACACCAGAGGAATTGGCTAAAGCTTACACTAATGCTGACCAGTTTATTGAAACCTTGAAAGAGGAAAATCGTAAACTACGTGAGCAGACAATGGCAGCTAAAACAATTGATGATGTTTTGGAACGTATGTCGAAACAAAGCAATGCACCAGAGAACGACAATCCTCCTGCTCAGGGTTATACCCCTGAAGATGTGCAACAGCTTGTAGAGAAGACGTTAGTAGGTCGTGAAGTAGCTAAAGTACGACAAGACAATTTGATGCTGGCTGACAAACTGATGAAACAGAAGTTTGGTGATAAAGCAGAAGAAATCTTTAAGCAACGTGCAACAACACAAGCTAAAGGGCGTATCTTGATGGAACTGGCAGCTAATGACCCGCAAGAGTTTGTATCTTTGTTTGCTGGCGTTACTCCAAATAACGCTAACACTATGGATACTGGTTCTATGAATACAACTTCAGTACCTTCTACTGGTGGTGATAGATCAAATATTGAAGGCTCTAAAGCATGGGCTGCAAAGATTCGTAAAGAGAATCCTTCTCTATATTGGTCACAAGACTTCCAATATAAGTTACAACAAACTGTTACTAAAAACCCCGCCCTCTATTTTGGGCAATAAGGAGAATTAAATGGCTGGTGTAGATTATTCAAAGGTTAATGACCATCTGGTTCGTACAGAACTCTGGTCTGCCGAACTGAAAGATATTTTGCAAGAACAATTGATGGGTACGAAATATGTTCGTATGCTCAATGGTTTCCCCGATGGTAACCAATTTACCATTCCCTCTGTTGGCGAGTTGCCAATGCGTGAAACTTCTGAACTGACTCCTGTTGTGTATGACGCAATGGATACTGGTGAGTTCACTTTCACAATTGATCGTTATGTGGAATCTGCTACTTACATTACCGATAAGGCTAAGCAAGACAGCTATTACGCACAACAA